ACCTGATTCGAGTAGGTAGCGGTCCGCCACATCACGGCCTTAAGACCAGTTGCCCACCGACACCAGCGATGTCGAGCCCACGCGCTGGCACATGAAGTACGAACCGACCTTGACCACCGCAGCATTGGCCGTGGTCTGAGCAAACGACGGGATGATCGTTCCCGACACCGTGACCTGGAAAGTGCCCTTGACGAAGAACGTCAGCACCGTAGCCGTGGCCGCGGTGGCGATGTTCGTCGCTGCCTGCGTGGCCGTCGTCTCCGAAACACCAGACAACGCCGTCAGTGTGTCCAGCGCCGCATCCATGCCGCTGGTCATGTAGAGGATGGAGCCAAGGGTCGCCGTGCCGCCGGAGTTCAGCGAGAACTTGCCGTTGCCCGACGTGGCCGACATGGTGTCCATCGACACCAGGCACTCGAACAGGTACGTTCCGACCCCCAGCGTCAGCGACCCGTTGGCCGGGCTGTTGAAGATGGGTTGCTGGCTGGTGTTCGACGTGAACGTCCGCGTGGCGTTCGCGCGGATGATCTGCACCGCAGGCCACAACCCGCGGTTGCTGGCCTCGGTCGTGGCGTAGAAGGCGTTCCCGTCGTACTCAAGCGCTCCGGCCTCGGGCGTCGTCAGCACAGTGCCGCTGGTGAGCTTCGGCCAGGAATTCGCCGACGCAGACCCGGCCGGGAACGGCAACGTCTTGACCTGCGCCAACGTGACCTTGTTGGAAGTCCCGGCGTTGTTGACCGGGATCTCCATGGTCGAAGTTGCCGAGCCAGCGGCGGAAAGGGCTGAAATCTTGGTGTCTGCCATGTCAGCCCCAGACCCCGACCAGCGGCGCAACAGCCGGTGCCGTGGTGTTCAGAAAGAAGTCTTCGTCGACTATTGACGACACATTTGCCACCGCGACCGCAAGCGTGACGAATCCGTCTGTCCCGACGGGAGCCGTGAAAGTCCCGCCGTGGTTCGAGGAGAACGCGCCGGTCTCGGTTCGCCAGGCGCCGATGGTTGCGCTGGTGCCGCTTTCCCTTGAAGTAAAGCCGGTGCCTGCGTTCGGAATGCTGCCGGCCGACGTGGTGTTCGACGCCGTGGAAATGGCGACAACAGTAGCAGCCGAGCCGATGGTCAGCGTGCCGGACGTGATGCCGTCGGTGCCAGTACCGGGGCTGTTCGAGAAGAACGCCTTGGTGTCAAGAATCGCACCCGACGTTGGTGCTTGAATCTCGAAGACGAACAGCTCGACGCCAGCCCCGGCGTCCAGCGTGCCGACGATGGTGTGGTCGCCGCCGGCCGCGTTCTGGAGCGTGAAGATGCCGCCCCATACTGCGTTGCCTGCATCGGCTGCCGTCAGGCCGGCCGTGTACGCGGTGCCGTCGTTGACGGTCTTTGTGGTTGGCGAAGAGCTGGCACCGTCGAACAAAAACGCCACAATGGCGTTGCCCGCGGTGACGCCCGTCAGCGTGACCGTCGCCGATGTGGTGCCAGAACCGCGGTTTTTCTGTACGTACTGGTCGGGCATTACAGGCTTCCCGCAGAGAACGCAGACCAGCCAAAGCTGGCCGCCACGGTGTCACCCGCGCCCACGGCGTCGCGCGAAGCCCAGAACCCCATCCCGGGTTGTCCCGTCGTCCACTTGACCGTGCCGGTGTTGACACCGCTGGAGATTGCCGAGGCAGTGCTGATGTCGACGGCGCTAAACCCGGTCACGGCCACGCCGTTCTTCTTCACCGTGATAATGTCGCCGACGATCTGGGCGTAGATTACATCGCCCGTCGTCGGAAAACCGATGCTTCCGTCGCCCGGGTCATAAATCGGCGTGTAGTTGCCCGCTTCCCCGTTCCAACGCACGACGGCCATGTAGGAAGAGCCGCCGTTGTGGATGCCCCACAGGATCTCGTACCCGTGGGTGTTGTTGTCTCCGTAGGAGAAGCGAAGGTGCAGCTCGATCTCGTGCGCGCGTGTCGGGCTGTACCCGCCGGCCAGGAACACGGTTCCCTGCGCCCATTGATCGGCAGAGAACGAAGGTGTCTTTAGAGCGCAGATTGCATCGTTGTAGCCGTTGCTGGTGCCGGAAGCGTAGGCTTGCCCGATGCTGGTTTGGACGTTCAGCCAGCCGCCCGATCCGCCGTCTGTGCCGCCATTGAACCAAATTCCCCCCTGGCTGATGGGATTCTCGGCGGCAGGGAAGTTTGTGGAAAACAGCAGCGAGGCAGCAGAACCACCGCTAGAGGTAGAGGCGTTCCTGGTGCCAGGCAAAGACCACGAGTAGAGGAGCACCTTACTCCGCGAATTCCAGCGTGTACTCGAAGTTCAGCGACGCGGTGCCCGACTGGCTTATGGCATCGAGGTTGCCGTTGGCGCCGCCGCCGGCTTCCAGCGCGATGGCCGAGTCCGCATCGCGGGCCACCCAGCCACCGGGACCGGCCGCGCCGCAACCGACAGACTGCTGCACGGTCTGCGTGGTGCCGACAGTCGGTCCGGTGAACGCCGTCAGCTGCGCCGCAGGGTTGCTCGGAGCCTTGCCGCGGGGCGTGATCGAAGAGCCCGCCGTCGAAGCGGTCTAATAGCGCGCCAGGCGCACGACGATGCCGCTGATGGCGGTGAGGCCGGCGCCCTTGCCGATGAGGAACAGGCCCGTCACCGCGGCGCCGCGGGTCGAGCCGCTCAGGGTGCGCAGGTGGTCGGTGTCGGTGTTCGGCGTGGCATTGGTCGACACGTTGGCCGCGGGGCTGATGGCGTACACGAAAGGCATGTTTGGTTCCTAGCGCCCCAGGGTTAGGAGCTTGGCAAGAGGCGAGGCGCCCTCTTCCAAGATGATGTTGATCTGCTGCTCGGTGACTTGCGGACCGCACTCTTCGAGCAGCGCTTCTCGGCAACGCTGCCATTGCACCTCGTCGGGAACCAGCATCGTTCCGGCGATCTGTCCGTAGGTGCCAACGCAGTTGTTGCACAGGTAGAACATGTGCGTGCTGTTCTCGTGCGTCCAGCCGCCATCCTTGCCGCAGTTGGCGCAGAAAACGGGGACCCAGGCGCCGTTGGACGTGAACACCTGTCCACGCGCTACCTTGGCTCGGCTGTCTGGGAGGATGTCGGCGGTCAAGCGTTGCCCCGTGTGATGCTGAACGTGTTCACCTGCACCTGCTGGCCGTTGGCGATGGAGTTGTTGTCCGCCGTCATCAGCGCGCCGCTTCCAGTGGCCCCGAACGAGCCCTGCATGTCGCAGTTGGTGTGCGTCGAGTCGTAGATGCGAAAGAACTTCCCCGCCGTGCCGCCGCCGGCCGCTGGTGTGCCAGTGATAAGCCACGTGCCGGCCTTGGTCTTAACCCCGCCGCTGCTGGCCGCCATCCAATCCGACGGCAGCGATCCGGTTGCGAGCAGCGTGTTGCCCGACAGCGCCGCGGCACAGTCGGCGGGCTTGGTGCCGTCGTAGATCTCCAGCAGGCACGCCGCACCGATGGTGGTCTCCAGCGCATCGTTCTGCGCGTCGCGCACCCGCACCGAGTATTGAAGGTCTGCCATGTGTCAGGCTCCGAAGGAAAGGGCGCACGCAGCCGCAGCGCGCACGAGTTCAGCGTCCGATAGGTCGGCCTGCATCTCGCGCTTGATGCGTTCGATGGCGTCGGCCAGTGTGATGGGCTTGTCCATGCCAGGAAGCAGCACCGGCATGTCGGGCTTGGTGGCGGCGATCTGCTGCAGCCGCGCCTGGTCCGGTGACAGCTTTTCGGCCTCCGGCGCCGGCAGCCCCTGGCGCACGCGGTCGATGGCGTCTGCCAGCGCGTCGCCCGGCTTCATCGACGGCACGTTGCGCGCGATGTCCTCGGCGTGGGCCGCGATGTCGCCCAGCTTCTTGGCGCTGCCGCCCATCTCTTCGACGGCTGCCAGCGCGTTGTGCATCAGCTGGGTCATGGTGCCGCCCGCGTTCATCTCGGCGGCCACTTGCCCGGGTTCCTTGCCCTTGATGAGTTCGGCCGCTTGGTCGAGCGCGGCGCGGTACTCGCTGGGTTTGGGTTCTGGGGCCAACACCGCAGTTGGCTTGGCATCGCGCGCGGCGGCGGTGTCGACCTCCCTGGGAAGAGCGTTGCTGCTTTCACGCGTTACAGAAGAACGCTGATCGGCAGACCCTCGTTGCACCGCCGAAAGGCGCTCTTGGCGCAAGACTTGGAGTTGCTTCTCCAGTTCTCCAGCCCTTTGCGTCTGTTTTTGTGCTTCTGCGTTTGCTTCTATGAATTGGTTTAGACGGTCGCTTTGCGCTTGCCAGTCTGCATCGCGGTCAGCGTTTCTCTTACGCGCCTCAGCCAATGCTTCTTTGTAGCTGAGGCGAGAGCGTCCTTGAATGTCTTTTGCTTCTGCTCGAATAGCCGTGTCCGACGTGTCAACGCGCGTCTGCTCCATCAGGCGAAGCTGTTCGCGCGCTTGTCGAATTGCGCCTCGTTCTGCCAAGCCATCGGCAGCTGGGATGGTGGCCGATAGCTCGTCTTCAAGCGATTTGATCTGTGCATCAATCAAAGAGGTGTCAGCAACAGCGCGCCCTTCTGCTACGGCATCCGATGCCTCCTTCAGCACCGCCAGCGCCGCCGGGTCATCCGGCAGGCTCTTGGCAACGGTCCGGTCCAGCAGCGCCACGCGCGCGGCGTCGGCGACCTCGGGGCTCTGGGCTGCGGCCGACACCGGAGCCTTGCGCGCCGCCGCCTCTTGCTTGTCAAGCTCGGCCTGCAGCGCCGCCTTGTCCTCGGGCCGCTTGGCCTTGTCGATCTCGGCGCGCAGTTCGGCCAGGTTGCCGGCGCTGCGCTCGAACGAATCGCTGCTGGCCTGCTCTGCCGGCGTCAGCGCCGCCGCGGCCTTGATGTCGGCCTCGGTCTTGAACCTGCGTGCCGCTGCCGCCTCCTTGGCTGCCCGGCGCAGGCCCATGGCGCCGAAGCCAGCCGGCACCAGCGTCGAGACCGCCAGCCCCACCGGGTCCAGCGGATCGTGCAGCGCAGCCTCGGCGCCGTAGTCGGCGTTCTGCAGGATCTCCTTCGAGAGCTGCTCCTGCGCCATGAACGACAGCGGGCCGCCGACAGCGATCAGGCCGGCGGTGTGCGCCAGGGTCGAGCCGGCAAGTGGCATCACGGCGCCGAGGCCTGCGAACAGGCCCTGCGACTCGCCGACCAGCGTGGCCGTTGCGGGGTCGACGCCCTTCTGGATCAGCCGCTGCGCCGCCGAGTTCGATTCGTCAGCCGCCAGCAAGGCAGCGCCCACCGGGCCGCCGAACAGTCCGACCTCGGTCACGGCCTTTGTGGCGAAGCGGGTCAGCCCCGACAGCATCAGCTCGGACATGTGCGCCGTGTGCGGGTCCGGCATCATGTCGTCGGCCTTCTTGCGCAGCACGTTGCCGGCCGCGGTGTCGAAGGTGTCGCCCTTGCGCATGCGCGCCGCCGCGGCGTCCGAATCGGCGCCGGTGCCGAAGCTGGCAGCGCTCACGGTGCCGTAGCTGGACAGAAAGTCCGCCAAGCTGCCGGCCATGTCCACGGCACCGGAGCCGATGCCCTGGAAACCGGACTTGCCGAACGACCAGGCCGAGAACGACGACTCCGGCGCCGGGGCCGGCTTCATCATCGACTGCAGCTGGCTGCGCTCGATGCTGTCGGCGTAGGTGTCAAGGATGCCCACTACTGCACCTTGACCCGCAGCGGCAGCGTGCCTGACGGGTCCAGTGTGAACTGCGCGCCGTTGCTGATGGGTACGTACTCTCCTGGCCGCACCAGCCGCAGGCCGTAGCTGTCCCACTTGCCGGCCAGCGCTTCCGCCGGCATCGGTTGACCGCGCAGGTAGACCTGCTTGCCGGCCAGTGGCGCCAGCGTGGCGCGCGCGCGGGTGTCGAAGTCGGATTCGGTCATGCCGCGGGGCAGGAAGGTCTTCATGCCGCCACGCTCGACCGGCGTGCCGATGACCAGCTTGAGCGCGTCCTCGGCGCCGGAGCCGAAGCCGCGCGTGAAGCCGGGCGCGCGCGCGGTGTCCAGTTCCTGGGCTGCCCGCACGTAGTAGGCCGCGTCGATCACGTCCTGCTCTACCTTGGGGTTGCCCAGCGTTCCGCGCACCAGCGTCGCGATCTCGGACCGCCAGCCGGCCAGCGCCGTGTCGTCCTTCTTCACCGTCTTGTCGGACAGCGCCTGGGCGCCCAACTGCACCAGCTCCGACGTCATGCGCCCGGCCGTGGTGACGTCGCTGCCCAGCTTGAGCGTCAGCGCCAGCACCTTGTCGCGGCCGTCCAGTTGGTCGGCCAGGGCTGCCATCCGCTCGGGAGGCAGCATCTTGCCGACCTGCCCCAGCAGGTTGGTGCGGTCAGGAATCGACATCCGGCCCAGCATGTCGGCCGCCTGCTTGGCTTCGTCAGGGCGCAGCGGAGACACCGGGAAGCCCGTGGCCGCCTCCAAGGGCGCTGCAGCCTGGTTGCGCGCTGCCACCGTGCCCAGCAGCGACACCGGGTCGGTGATGTTCTGCAGCGGTTGCTCGGGCAGGCGCCAGTACGCGGAACCTGCCGCCCACGGGTCTTCCTTGGCCGCCGCGGTCTGCGTGGTGTTGACGCGCTGCGCCAGCTCCATCACCTTGACCTGCTCCGGGTTCGTGGGCTGGCCACGCATGCGCGACAGGGCTTCCTGCTGCATCGGCAACGACTGCGAGCCGAACGCAGCGCCGTCGGCAGAATCCTTGATGTAGCGCTCGGCCAGTGCCGACAGGTCCGGGAACTGCGCCGTGACCTCTCGGACGCGGGCCACGTAGTCCGGGTCCATCATCCGGCCCGACATCGTGAACTCGCGCAACGTCTGGACTTCCTTGATCGCGACCTGCGCGTCCTGGTCCTTGCCGCGGCGGGCGTCGGCCTCCAGCTGGCGGATGCGCACGTTGGCCTGGCTGTTCCACAGCTTGACCTGCTCGGGCGTCGCGTCGTCGATCCAGGGAATGCCGGTGGCGCCGGTGTGGCCGCCTTCGCCCATGGCCTTGCCGGTGTACTCGACCACCTTGTACGGGTCGCGGTCGATCAGGTTCGAGGCGGCGGCGTTCGTCAGTTCCTTGCGCGCCTGCTCCTGCAGCTTCTCGGACTCGATGGCGCCCGGGTAGGGCATCGTTTCGTTGATGGCGTTCTTGGCGAACGAGTACGCGCTCGGGTCCTGCTGGACCGACTTGGCCCAGTTGTTGATGCCGTCGGTGGCCTGCTGCACGTTGTAGGCGACCTGCTGGCCTGCCTGGAAGTGAACGGCCTGGGTGCCGATGCTGGAGCGGATCGCGTCCAGGTGCTGCTGCACGAACCGGCGCGACATCTCGTCGGGCGCGTTCTCCAGGGTCTGCTTCGAGTAGTCGTCGAAGTCCTGCAGCAGCTTCGGCGTGAAACCGGGCGCACCGGGCTCCGCCTGCTGCTTGCGTTCTTCGAGCGTCTGCGTCCATTGAAGCTGCGCCTGCGAAGCCGCGCTGCCAGCCCATGCGCGAGCAGAGTTCAGTTCCTGATACCGCAGCGCCTGGTTCTCGGCCGCGCCGACGTTCTCCAGCGCACTGGCCACGCGCTGACCAGCATCGGCCGTGCCCGCGCCGAACGACTGCGGCGAAGCGCTGGCAGGCAGGCTGCCGCTGACCTGGGTGCGTTGCTGGTACAGGGGAATGGCCGGCATGCGTTACCCCAGCTTCGCGGTGCTGCGCTTGTAGCCACCGTAAGCCGACAGGGCAGAGGCGCCTGCGTTGTAGATCCCGGCTTGCGTGGCATCGGTGGCGGCCATGTTCGACAGGTTGGCCTGCTGGATGTCGCCAACGGCCTGCAGCTGGCCCTCGTAGCGGATGTTCAGCGCGTCCAGTTCGGCATTCGTGGCCGACTGCTTCACCAGGTCGAGGTTCGTGCCGTCCGCCGTGAAGCCAGATTGCGTGACCGCGGCGCGCTGCTGGCCGATGATCTGGTCCGCGGTGCGGCGCTGTGCTTCCTCGTTCGCAAATGCCTGGTTCTGCGCCACCTTGGCGCGCTCTCGCAGGATGTCACCCTGCGCATGCGCTGCGCGTCTCTGTGCGTCGCTTTGGGCGATTGAGGACACGCCGGCAACGACTGCGGCGCCGACAAAAAACCAGCTCATGCCAGCGCCTCCTGCAGTTTGCGCTGCATCAAAGCCGCGTCCAGCGCGTCGAAGTCCGGGGCGATGTAGCGCGTTTCGAGCGCGCCCAGGTCGCGGCAGTCGTCCGGGTTGGGGTGCACGGCACACCAGAACGTGTCCGCGTGCGTGAACACCGCGCGCTGCGTGCCGGCCTTGGCGGGCATCCACCAGTGCCCCGTCAGGCGCTGCACACCTTCGCCCGGGGTGTAGACGCTGATGTCGCCCCATCCGAACGACAGGTGATCGTGCAGATGTATCTTGCCGACGACGATGCGATGCGCGGGAATGCTCAGGCCGCGCGCGTAGACGCCAGGCATGAACAGGTCTTCGCGCAGAAGTTCCTCGGGCTTGATCTGGCGCATCACCAGGTCGCCGACCTGCTGCGGGTGATGCGGCAGCGCGCCGAGTTCGGCAGCCATGGCGGCGATGGCGGTGCGGCGTTGGGTGAGGTTCAAGGCGTCATCCCTTGTCGTAGGTCGTGACCTGCGGCATCACCGCGACGATGGTGCAAGGCAGCGGCTGCGGCTGCTCGAAGCACAGCCACGGCGTCAGGCTGAAGTCGCCCGGGAAGTCCAGCACCTTGTCGCCCGTGAACAGCGGCGGCGGGTTGTCCATGCTGTCCAGTGCGCTGCGGAAATTGACATCCAGCAGGTCGTCGAAGCTGGAGCCGTAGGACAGGCCCAGCGTCTGGTCCAGGCGCACGGTCACGGCGTTGATGTGCGCCTTCTTGCCCTGGCTCGTGCCATCGGAGCCGCCAGCGTTCATCCGCTGGGTCTGCAGCTGGCTTCGATACGGCATTCCGACCTGGGCCTTGCTGACCGGGTATTGCAGCGTGATCGTGCCGCCTGAGACCACGCAGTCGGGGTGCGCGGCACCGTCGGCCAGCACCGAGACCGTCTGCCCCTCCAGGAAGGACAGGCTGCCGATGGTGGTGGCCGTGAGGCGCCAGCCATAGGCCGCAATCGTGGACAGACTCGGGAACGCGGACTCGATGGTGCAGACCACGTGCGAAGCGTCCAGGAAAGCCGTGATGGTGGCCTTTGCACTGGCGTAGGTGACGTTCCCATCTTCGTCTGTCGTGCTGTGGCGATAGACGATCTGCCGACCAACGTGGCCAGATGAAAACGGCGTCGCTTCGCTGGTGAAGGACACGCCGGTCGTGCCGTCCACGTCGGCACCGGCGCCTGGCTTCAGGTTGGCCGAGTTGGAGCCGTCGTAGGTGGACCCGAAGTCGACATAGAAGTCATCCTGCGGGTCGTAGTTCTGCCGGTGCTCCCATTCCATGTACGCGATGTAGCGCTTCGTCGAGCCGTTGATCGTGAACTTGGCGATGGCCCAGAGTTCGTCGCGGCTGCCATCGGGTGCGGGCAGGTCGGCGATGCACTCGACCACGCCGCCGCCGCCGATGGGGTGCCGGTGCCAGCCGCCGTGCGGGCCGTCCGGGTAGTGCTCGCGGCTGTAGGTCATGGCCACCAGCACGCCGTCGGTGCGAACGCCCCAGATGATCGAATGCGGTTCGTGCTGGTAGGCCAGTTGCGTGATGCCGGCCTGCACCATGTGCGAAGCCAGAACCGACTGGTCGAACGATGCGTAGTCGTCGTTCTGGAAGTTGTAGGTGATGTCGCGCAGCTTGGCCGCAGCGCGCTGCACGAACAGCAGCACGCCGTTCACGCGAACGGGGATGGTGTTGCGCGAGCCCACGCGGCTGATCTCTACCGCGGTGTGGTTGTCGGTGCCGTAGGGCTGGTTCTCCGTCATCGACTTGATGGCGAACTCAGAGCCCGCGGTGCCGCACACCAGGGAGTCGACGCCGGTCGTGGTGACTTCCATCCACTGGATGGAGTTGACGCGGTTTGACAGCAGTTGGTCGCTGATGGCCATGTCGGTCGTCACCAGCGAACTCGAATCCTTGGCGGTGAAGGTCTCGTAGTCGCCTGCCACCGACTGCCAGACGCGGGTGCCGCGCGCGAAGCACAGCCGCTCGCGGAAGAAGGCCACGTTCGTCGGCCAGCCCTCGACGTCGGACCACGCAGCCAGCGCCCAGCGCGTTGTGGCGTTGCCGGATCCCACGGCGTTGGCCGGCAGCTCGGCTGCGGTGTTGGAGGGGAACGGGCTTTCCACCGTGCCGCTGACGTGCGTGCTGTCGGTGTACGCGGTGATGCGCACGCCGCCGAAGCCGCTGTCGGTGTAGCGCCACTGCACGCCGGTGCCGGCGACGTTGCTGCCGTCGTAGACAGAACCCTTGGTGTGCGTCGGCGGGTTCGTGCCGCTGGTGGCCGCGTTCACGGCCTTGTAGTTCTTGCCGTCGCTGTGCACCACGTCGCCGATGCTGAACGCCTTGCCGGCTTCCCAGGCCGGCACCGACAGCACGTCCTTCTGCGAGAGTTGCAGCAGCGAGCCGACCATGCCGGAAGTGAACACCGCGGCCGAAGCCGTGACCGTGACAGCGCCCGTTGCCGCATCGGCGTAGAGCGTGGTCGTCGTGATGTTCTCGGCCTTGAACGGGCCACCGGAGAACGTGGGCGTCGACAGCACCCACTTCGTATTGCTGTAGCGCGACAGCTTGCGCGGGGCGTAGCTGCCGTGCGCGATGTAGATGACGTCGTTCTCGATGGCGAACCGCAGCGCAAAGGTGCCGTCACTGGTCAGCAGGTCGGATGCGCTGTAGGGCGTCGGCAACTCAAGCACGGTGCCCGTGAGCGGATACCAGTACGTCGCATTCGGCGGCGCGTTGCCGGTGGTGTTGGCCACGCAGTAGTAGAAGGCCGACACGCCATCCCACACCAAGTCGCCGATGGTGTAAGCCGTGGCGCCGTTGTAGATGCTGGCCGATGTGGCCTGGATCTGCCCGTGGTTGGTCCAGAAGCGCAGGTACTTGTCGCCGAACTCCAGCATGTAGCCCGTCGTGGAGTCGCGCTCGTACCGGACCAGCCAAGTGCGCTTGCTGCTGTCCTTGACTTCGCCCAGGTAGCGGAACCCGGCGCGTCGCATGGCCGGGCCTTGCACCAGCGGCAGGAAGCCGACCATGCGCCGGCAGGCGGCCGGGTACTTCGCCAGATCGACGCGACCCTCCATCCGCGGCGACCATTCGCCAGCGTTGAAGGAGGTCTGGATCGGCGAGGCGCGCGCCATGGCTACAGCCTCGCGATGACCCAGCTGTCGTCCGCGAAGGGTTGCGGCGGCTTCTCGATGGCGTTGGCGGCCAGGCCTTCACGCACGGACATCATGTAGTCCTGCTGGCAGGCCTGCTTCTTCGTGTTGCTGTTGGTGATCTGCTCGCATGCCTCGAACGCCAGCCGCGCGGCGAACGACATCACGAACAGCGGATCGAACTGCCCTTCGTCGGTTACGTCGTAGACGTAGCGCAGCTTCAGCGGAGCGGTGAAGTCGGTGACGATGCAGCGCACGCCGTCGACCACTTCGAACGCGAACGCCGAGGCGTCCTGGCTGGTGTAGTCCGACAGCGAAGGGACCACGAAGTAGTCCGACACCTGCACCGCGCGCAGGAAGTCGGCCGGCAGCGGGAAAGCATTGCCGTAACCCCAGGCCGGCGCGGTGGCCGAAGCCGCCAGGCTGGTGCGCACGATGGAGAACGACCAGTGCCGGCGGCGCAGTTCGGCCTGCCGTACCGGGTCGTACAGGCGGTTCATCGCCCGCGCGGCCACCGAGTTGTCGGTGAGCGACGTCAATTTCTCGTTCGAGCCCAGCTTCGTTAGGGCCAGGTTCGCAATGTCGACCTTCGAGGTCGGCACGGCATCACGCCTTCACGTTGTACTTGCCGATGGTCTCGATGTAGGCGCCGATCTTCTCCAGCGCCAGCAGCGCTTGCATGCGCGCCTGCTGTCCGCTCAGGCCATCGCTGGCGAGCGTGTCCCAGTCGATGGTGAGTTCGATGCGCGCCGTGGTTGCGGAGCCGCTCGTCTCGGTGACGGTGTGGTCGTTGTCCTGCGGGTTGCAGCGGTAGAGGCGGGTTGCCATGTGCGGGTCCTTCTACGGAAAAAGGGCGGCGGTGTGACCCGGCCGCCCAAGAGGAGGAGACAACTGCAGGAAACGGTCAGGCCGACTGGTCCACGTACCAGACTTCCAGGCCGATGAGGCCGCCGGCCGTCAGCGACGTGGTGACCAGGATCACGATGTCCAGCGTGGTGTTCGGGTCCGACGTCAGGCCCGCGGCCTGCCACAGCGGCTGCTGGCGCTTGTCGATGGTGTAGTTGCCCGACTGGTTGGTGATGTCCGAGCGCTTGAGCGCCGACGCCACCGACTGGCTGGAGGCGAACAGCGCGGTCGCCGTGGCGCCGATGGCCGTGGGGTAGGCGTTGCCCGAGCTGTCGCGCGTGTTGCGGGCCACGCCCACCGAGACCACGCCCGATGTCAGCGCGGCGCAGTCCAGGTACACCGCGCGCACCATGGCCGAGGACGGCAGGGAGGCGAGGACGTACGTAGAGCCGGTCGCGTAGGTCGAAGCACCGGTGTCGGTCGTGCCGGCCGTGACCGATCCGATGGCGACGTTGACGGTGCTGCGCTCCAGGCGCGAGTCGTTGAGGACGGGCGGGGTCGCGTCGCGGTTCGTGACCGTGGTCGACTTGAGGTTGAAGACTGCCATGGTTCAGTTCTCCTTGATGGGGTTCAGGCGCAGGGCAGTTCGACGACCTTCTTCTCTTCGAGGCGGGTGCCACCGAAGGTGCCGTACAGGTAGACCTGCCACGGCAGACCGGCCAGGTCCTTGCGCTGCGAGACGTCGGCGCTGATGTCCTGCCACATGCCGAGGTGCATGCCAGCCTTGACGTACATCGGGCAGCGGGTCTGGCTGGAGCCGTTGGTGGCCAGGCGCTCCGAGTGGATGAAGTCCACCTTGCCCCACTGCATGACGAAGCCGTCGTTCACGACCGCCTTCTCGCCGTTGTAGTCCGCATTGATGACCTGCACTTCGTCCATCAGGTTGCGGTTCTGCTTGGCGGTGATGGCGCAGCTGATGCGGTCGCCGCTCGACGGGTCCCAGGCTTCGTTGGCCAGCAGGATCTGGATGCCGGCCTTCAGCTTCTCGACGTTCAGGCCGGTCGCCGCGCTGGCGCCTTCCGAGGCCGAGACTTGCTGGCCCGACGGGAAGTTGGTGGTGGTGCTGCCGTCGGCGCCGGTCTTGGCTGCGCCGAAGAAGGCCGCGATGATCTCGTCGTCCATCGCGCGGTTCATGGCCGCGGTGCCGTTCTGCACGTAGCTCGACTGCGGGTCGATCAGCATGCGCAGCTTGTCGATGCCGTCGATCAGGTCGTTCCAGTCGTAGTCCGACGGGAAGACCCAGCGGCGGTCGGTCTGCGTGTCGATGGGGGTCAGCGCCGGGTAGCGCGTGGTGCGCTTCTGCGCCACGGTCGGGGCGAACTGGTCGACGGGCACGCCCTGCTTGCCGGTGTAGGTCTGGGTCGTGACCGACATCCGCAGGCGCGAGGCTTTCTGTTGCGACAGCAGCGCGACGTTGGTCGTGTACTGCTGCACGTAGTGGGTGGTGACAAACTGGCTCACGGTAGGTGGCTCCTGAAGGGTTCAAAGTGCAACGCTTCGAGGTGCTTGCCCTTTCCGGGGCACCGTCTTGCCTGTCACGCAGGCCACGCGGCGCGATCTACGCGCTTCCGGGTAGGGCCGCGCGGCTGGCTTGCCTACCTACTGAACTGCTTCCGGCAGTTCCCCGCTCGTGACATACCGCTCCAGGTCGGCAGCACGTTGGCACAGCCATCGCGCGTCCTTCTCGGTGCGGTACACCAGTTCGAGCAACTCTAGGCGCAGCCTGACGTCGGGTCTTAACCCGTCAGCGGGCTTGAGCCCAGGCTGCTCGAACGTGCGGCTGGTGGATGTGTCGGCCTTGGGCACGTCAGGCAACCCCGGCGGCGATGGCTTGCAGCTTGGTCATCTCGTCCAGCTTGGCCTTGTCGCCGGCCAGGTACTCGCGGGTCCAGTTCGGGTCCGCGCGCAGTTGGGCGATCTTCTGCGCCGCACCCTGGGCCGAGGTACCCATGCCGGGCGCGTCGCCGCCGCTGCGCACGGTGTCTTCAGCCATGCCCATGCCGGCCTTGGCGAACATGCGCACCAGCGCGCCGGTCGCGCCCGTGCGGTTGAACAGGGTGCGCAGGAAGTCCTCGCGCTTCACCTTGTCGCCGCTGTCGAGCTGGATCTCGTCGGGCAGCACCTGGGCGGCAAAGCGCTTGCCCAATTCGATGTGCTTGTCTGCCTCCGCGCCCCACTCGGACATGACGCCAGCGAAGGCCTGGTCGCTGGCCGCCACGATCTGCTTCTCGGCCGCCTTGGTCTGCGCTTCGGAGAAGGCCACGAACTCCTTGGTCAGCGCCTCGGCCACGCGCGGGGTGGCGCCGGCCTTGTGCATCCACTGCTGCATGGTCTTCACCAGCTCGGGGTCGGAGTTCTCCGGCACCGGCAGCTTGTAGCCGTCGGGCGTGGCCGGAACCCCAAGCTTGGCGTGGAACTGCGCCAGTTCTTCCGGGCTGGCATCGTCCTTGGGCAGCACCAGCGTACGGCCGGCGCGGTCGAAGCCGATCAGCTTTTCGAGGTTGTAGGCCGATTCGGTCGCGGCCAGCGGGTCCTTGAACCCCTTGGCCTGCGCCCAGGTCTTGACGTCCGGCGACTGGATCTGGTCGAACCACTGGCCTTCGTTGCTGGCCTGCGCTGCTGGCGCTGGGGCTGGCGCGGCGCCCAGCGCGGTGGCCGCTGCTGCGGCAACGGCAGGGGCACCCGAAGTGGCAGCAGGGGCTGCAGGGGCGGCGGTGGGTGCTGCGCCCGTGAAGGCGGCAGCGGCGGCGCTACTCATCGTTGGCATCCTCTCTCAGTCGCAGCAGATTGGCGTCGTCGACTTCGATGTGGCCGATGATTCGCCGGAAGACCTCCTGCCGCCCTGCTGCGACTCCGGTGGCGAAGAGGTCGGTGTGTCTGTCGGAGCCAAGCACCATGGGGTTCTGGCCCCAGCGGCAGAACGTCTTCAGGTCGGCCATGACATGCCGGGCCGACGGGTGCTGGAAGACCGCACGGTAGTGGCTGCGCTTTTTGAGGACAGCCTGCAGCCGGTCGATGAAGGTCACGCGGCCGTGCTGCGGTCGATCACGCCGTCTCGGGTCATGCGGCCTTCGGTGGTGACGACGGCCCACACGTCGGGGCATTCGGAGAAGATCGCGCGTGCCTCGTCGGGCGTCGGGGCAACGTCCTGGACCGGCAACTCGGCCGGCGCTTCGTTCTGGTCGTCCATGGTATCTCCTGTCAAGCTGGCAGCCCCAGGTTCGCCGGGGCCTGCGTGGGTGAACTGCCGGCCAGCGATGCGGCCTGCGCGAAGTCCTTGGCCGCCGATGCAGCCACCGGTGCAGCGTTGAGCAGTTGCTGCTGCTGGACCTGCTGGGCGCGCTGCTCGGCCAGTGCGGTGGCTTCCTCGTCGGTGCGCAGAGAGCGCTGCGGGAAGCCGCCGACGTCGAGCAGCCGGCGCGCGGCGTCGTGCATATCCACCAGGCCCAGCACGGTCTGGTCGAACTGGGCGATGGCTCCCAAGGCCTGGATGCCCTGCATGATCGCGATGCCTTGCCCGGCCTGCTGCGCCTGGTTCAGCGGCGACTGGTACTCGATCTTGTACTGCGCGCCGGCCTTGGCCAGAACCGGCGGCAGCGGTGGCAGTGCGCCGTTCATGGACAGGATGTCGAGTTCGCGCTCGATCAGCGGGCCGCCGACCTCGGACTGCATCCGGCCCATCGTCGGCGCCAGGAGCTGGCCCTTCTCCTGCGCGCGCAGCATCGCCTCGGTTGCGGTGATCTGCGGCTCTTCGACCAGGATGCGAAACAGCGTCACGAAGAAGGCGTCGTTGATCGCCTCGCGCTCGCGGTCCATGATCTCCAGGCCGATGTCCACCCGGCCGCCACTCTCGAACGGGCGCGCGAGCGGGTTGCCGTTGCTGTCCAGGTAGCCGTGGTTCAGCGCTCCGCTGCGCAGGTCGAACGCCTGCAGCGAGTCGTCCAGCACGGTCATCAACGGCGGGTCGACGACCTTCTGCGCCGCGCGCAGGATCGTCTTTTTCATCTCGTTCAGGGTCTTGATGGTCGGCAGAACCTTCATCGCCGGGCCGCGGCCGTAGACCTCGCGCGGAGCCGTCTCGAAGCGCGGCACGCAGAACGGGAACGTGCGGTAGCCGCTCTCGCTGACCGTGCTCTTGGTCATCACCTCGATGTAGCAGGACCGAAAGCGCTTGCCCTTGGTTGGGTGCGCAAAGGCCGCCGGTTTGTAGTCCTGGTTCTCCTCGCACACATGCAGGAACCAGAACTTGGCCATCGGCGTTTTCTCGGCCGCGGCGCGCACGCCTTCGGACAGACGTGCCGGGTCGAACATGCTCACGGCCTGGCGCGCGGTCAGTTCGAACTTGCGGTGCAGCCGGTTGATGCGGCCGTGCGGGTCTTCGGTGAGGTACGTCTCGGCCAGCGGGAACGACTTGTAGCGGATGCCGATGCCAACCACGTCGTCCACGTACAGGATGCCGGTGCCGAACGCGCCGACGTCGGCCACGATTTCGCCCAGCTGCGCCTGGAAGTTAGCGTGCGGGCTGTAGCGCACGCGGAAGAGCAGCTCGTTGACCTCCTCGAACCAGCGCTTGGCCGCGGGGTCGTCGGCGATCTTTGGGTCCGGGTGCGTCAGGCGGTGGTACTGCTGCGTCGCCGGGAACGCCATCGAGATGACGGCGGCCACGAACTTGGGCAGCGCCAGCTGTGCCGTGTCGTCGAAGATGCGCTGCGTGCGTTTGTCGCCTTCGGGGCGTACGCGCTGCTGGAAGTAGTTGGAGTTCGGCCGGACGAGTTCGGACACCTCGCGCCAGTGCGCTTCCCAGACGCCGCGCGTCGACTCCAGCTGCTGCTGCAGTTCGAGCAGCGCTTCGGCGTTGGCGTCCATGCGCGGATCAGCCGGCGCTGGTGGCCGGGATGCCGACTGCGCTGCAGACGACGCCGGTCTCGGCGCCGGCCGTGGCGCGCATCGGGCCAGCCGGCGCGCGGAAGTTCGCCGTCTTGCCGGCGGCGGTGATGCCGATGTCCGTGGTCGATGCGTACTGCGTCAGGTTGCACCACACGCCGCCCGGCCCCAGGATCTGCAGGCCGATGGCGCCGCCGCCGCTCTTGGCCTCGACCAGCAGCATCCCGTCGCCGCCGGGCCAGTCGAACTGCGTACCGTTGCCGGTCTGCGTGCCGCCCGCAGCCATCAAGTCGAGTCGGATTCGTCGTGCCATGTTGTCAGCTCCCGAGCAGCCGCGCCGCGTTCACGACGGGCTGCGTGTCGCCGGGCTGGCCGGCAAGAATGGTCGCGGCCATGCCGCGGCGTCGCCTCAGTTCGTCGGCCGTGTCCTGGGCTTTCGCTTCGGCCTGGTTGATCGTCGGCGCCTGCGGTGCCGTGGGCTGCTGCACGCCTTTGGGCGTGTACAGCTTGAGCGGGTCATTGCGGAACGTCCAGGACGTGCCCGGGTCGACCCAGCGCAGCAACTTGTCGTCGCCGATCATGTTGCCGATCTTTGCGAGCGAGGAAAGACCGAATCCCACGGTGCACCGCGATCTTGAGGAAGCCCAAGATACCGCGCGCGCGTTGGCATGGTCTTAACCTCAGTCGTCCATGATGGCGCGGGATGGGCGCGCTGCTCGGTCGGGTGGACTCCAAAACGGACGCCTTCCACGTGCCAGGTAGCGCATCGCGTCGGCCGTGTTGCTGGTCCAGTCGTGCAGCGGGTTGTCGCTCATGCGCTGGTTCTTTTCGTCCCAGACGCGGCGGTACTGGCGAAGCGCGTCGAGCGCGCGCTCCATCCTGCGGTTAGCCTCGTCCTGCGTTTCGCCACGGAACGGCAGCGGCTGCGTGTTGAACTCCAGCAGCGGCATCAGCTGGCGCACGGCCTGGATGCCGGTCTGCACTTGCGGGTCACGGTCCAGCACCCGGATCGGCCGCACACCCAGCGCTTTGGCGTTGGCCTCCAGGCTGGTGCCGCCGATGTCGCGGATGTTGCCGTGGCCACCGTCGTGCGGCCAGATGTGCTCGGCGAAGGCGTACTCGCGTTCCCGCAGCTTGGCCGCGTACCAGTCGACGCCGACACCGGACCCCTCCAGCACGTCGATCAGGCGCACCCGGCCGCCGGGAGGCTGCTGGTAGAACCAGATGACGGTGGTGTCGTTGTAGCCGATGTCCCAGGCGGTGGCCACGGGCAGATGCGGAAGCCACTGGTACTGCGGCCCGATTCGGTTCTCGGCTTGCGCTCGGGTCATGTGCGCGCCATAGTAGGCGCCAGGTATCGCCGCGTTGAAGTCGCATCGGTACTCCTGCGCGATGATGGCCTCTGCCTCTTTCTCGCCCCGCTCGGCCGTCAGCTCGCGCAGTTCGCGCTGGATCACGTCGGGTCCAATGGCGCCGGTGTCTTCCACGGCCAGCACTTGGCCGAACCACTCCGGCGCGTTCTGCTGCGCGTAGCCCACCAACTTGGCGAAGTGGTTGTTGCCCCGCGGCGTGCTGATGAACACGGCCCAGCCGCCGTTCTCGGCCAGGATCGGGCGGATGAAAGCCCAGCTGCTCGGGTCGCTCAGTGCGTACTCGGAGAAGATCACACCCCGCGGCGGCGATCCCACCAGCGCGTTGTAGTTGTCCGAGCCCACGACCTGCCACGTGCTGCCGTTCTTGAACCGGATCAGCATGTCCTGCTCGCGCGTGGTGGCGCGGATCTCGACGGGGAAAGCGTCGTCGATGCGTCTACGGCCGGTGGCAGGGTTAACCGCGTCCCAGATGGCTTTGCGCGCCTGGTTCTGCTGCGGCAGCATGTGCCAGTAGTTGCCCGGCAGCAGCATGGCCTCGCGCGCGGCCCAGTGCAGGCAGACGTCATCCTTGCCCGCGCGCCGGTGCCAGGCCAGCGCAAGCCGCTTGCACCCACCTTCGAGCGCGGCCCATGCCGGCATCTGGTACGGCCGCGGTCGCCAGCCGTTGTGGGGAAGGATGATGTTCACTTGGTCAGGTTCTGCACCGTTACCGTCAGCGGGTTGTCGGCGTCGCCACCGATGGCCAGCTTGTCGCCATATCGGCGCGGGTTCCGAATCGCAGCCCGGCGCGCGCAGTGCTGCTCGATGGCCCTGGCGCGCGCAATCTCGGCGTTGTCCGACAGCGCCTGCAGCAAGGTTTCGAGTCCGCGGTCAAGCCATGACTCGGCGCTGCGTTCCATGGCCTCTTTCGCGCGCGCGGAGCGTTCAGGATTGGCGTGCAGCCAGTAGTTCAGCAGCGCCACCGAAACGCCGATGTTCTGCGCGATTTCCGTCTGCGAACGCCCGGTCCCCATCTCGCCGAAGATCCAGTCTTCGCCCTTGGCCTCGATGGCGTCCTGTGCCGGGCGCTTGGCCATCACATCGCCCGATCACCCGGCAGCCGCTCGACATCAAACCCACCCGGTGCCGTAGGCCGCGTGAGTCCCGCATCCTTCACCCGCAACTTCCCCGCCCTGATGGCGTAGAACTTCGCGCACTCGGTGACCATCGTGATGAAGCCGCCGAAATCGTCGAAGAAGCCGGTGAACCTGCACCCGTTGATCTCCATCACGAACTGCCAGGCCCCAACGTGCACCAGGCTGCGCGCGATGCTCACGTCGCTGATCCTCATACGACCCCCATCTGTCGCGCCACCTGAACCAGGTCCTGCACCCGGCGCCGGATGTAGAACCCGTATCGGTTGGCCTCGTAGTAGCGCCGGTTCTTGGCCTTGCGCAGTTCCTCGCGCGTTGGCTTGCGCGTGATCTGCTCGATGGTCTGGGCGACGTGTTCGATGGCGTTCATGCCTTCACCTCCAGCCGGGCCGCGTAGAACTTCGGTGCGCCACGCTCCTGCGCGTACTCCCACTTCACGCGCGAATCCCTGTCGTCGACCTTCAGCCAGTCCGCGACCCCGTCACGCATGGCCTTGAACGCCGAACGCAGGTTGTCGTCGTCGAGTTCCCTCGGCGCGATGCGGGTCAACTTCACAACCACCGGGCCGAGTCCTGGCCCATCTGGCGCAGCATGCTTCAACTCAGCCCAGGCCAGCAAACGCTGCCGCTTCGTCTGGGTGGCCTTCGCTGCCCAGTGCAGCCGCTGGTTGGCCACGCTGACCACCTTGACGGGGATGGTGACGGCCAGGTGCATCACACCGGCCTCCACTCAAACACGCTAGCCGCCGGCATCTGCTGCTTCCAGCTGCGCCCGATCCTGGCCTTGCGGATGGCGTTCGGGCTGCAGCCGAATTCGATGCCCAGCTCCGTGTTCGTCACGCTGGCCGGCCGCGACCTGATGTCCGCCGCCTTCTCGAAGTCCAGCACCGTGCGCCCCATGCGCTCGAAGTGCCGCACCCGTGCCATGTACTCGCCGGCCTGCATGCGCCGGCCGCGGTTGTAGGTCCGCTTCTGCACCGACCCGTACCGCGCAACGATCAGGTGCTCCGGGTTCAGGCACAGCCGGTTGACGCACCGGGTCGTGACCACGTGCTTGGCCGGGATCTCGCGCCCCTGCAGCACCTGGACGATGTACCGGGCCGTCAACCACTGCTTGCCGCCGATGTTGGCCTGCGGGTATCCGCCGCCGTTCAGCCCAAGCTTCCAGTGCCAGCAATCGCCGCACTCCTCGACGTACATCGGCAACGACTCCAGGGACAGTTTCAAGCGCTCGCTCCTTCGTTCCTCGGTTGCGGGCAGTCCTTCGACAGGTGCCCTTCCATGCCGCAGTAGCAGCAGCGCAGCACGCCATCGGACAGCGGCCCCTGCAGCGGCTTGATGTTCCTCACCACCTGGCGCGCCCATGCCAGCGCGTAGGCGTCGACAGGGCTGCCGGTGCCGGCGATGTCCACGACCCGCTGGGCGGCGATGCGGAACAGCTCGCGCCGCTCCTGCCACTGGCGCCGGACCTCGGGCGGGCATTCGTCCAGGTCGGCAACGTCGGCGGCCATCATTTCGGCTGCTCCGGTTGGCCGGCGATCCAGGCGGCGAAGCGGGGGTCTTTCATCAACTTCGACTTCAACCCCTGGTCGCTGACCGTGATGGTGACGGTCCGTAGCTCAAGCGAAGGACTGTCACTGTCACGGTCTACCGTGACGTCACGCACGCGAGTGTCACGGCGTGACAGCGTGACATCCCCTCCGTAGGAGGGGCGCGCGCGCGCGAGAGTGTCACGCCCAGTGTTTGTCACGTTTTGCGCTTCTTCTGTCACGGTATGCTGTTTGTCTGTCACGGCACGCCTCATGCTTTCAGGGTGATGACGACGCCCTGGGAGACCTCGAAGAACCCTGCCTTCAGTGCCCACGCCTTGCACCGGTGGTAGGCCTGGCGCTTCGCGTCGGTGTTGTCCAGGTCGCACTGCTTGTAGAACTCGGTCCGAAGTTCCGACTCTTTCTGGCCGTTCTGCAGCAGGCTCAGCAGCAGCTGGTTCTTGCCGCCGCGGCCGGCCTTGACCTCGGCCTGCATCGCTTCGCCTACGTCTTCCGGGTCGGACAGGTGGCGCGCGACCAGCGAGGTCACCGGGTCGCCGTCCTGGTCGACGCCGATCTCGTGCGCGGCAAGTGCGAACGTCGCGTCAGCGAACAGCTCGCCGTCCTTCATGTGCTGGCATGCCACCGTCGCCAGCATTTCCTTCTCGTCGCGAAAGCAGCCGATCAGGCATGCCGTATTGGCGCGAATGGCGCTCGAGCCTCGAGGCCTCTCGGTCTGCGAATGCCCGCTGTGGTGGATGACGATCACGCCGCAGTTCCACAGCTCGCGGAACCGGCGCGCCAACTCGGTCAGGTACGCCGCCATCTCGTTGGCCGCGTTCTCGTCGCCGCTGTAGGTCTGGCTGAGGGTGTCGACAACCACTAGCCTAGGGATCACGCCGCGGGCCTGGGCGGTCTCTACGACGCGCCAGGCATGCTGGGTGAGGTCTACGGCGCAGGGCACCACGAAAAAAGGCGCCTGA